TCAGTTTACAATCCTTTTCAAGAAGGTCAACTGGTAAGATGCACTCTTGCTTCCTTGCTGTTTCAAAATCAGCATATTGACCTAATGTAAGATTACCCCATGAGAATTTCTTCATAATAATATAAGTTAGATTAATTGATTTGTACAACCCCCTTCATCACCTAACATTGTAGATGCCTGAATTCTTGTTTGACTTCAATGAGTAGTATGCGATGCAGGTAGCCATAACACCGTCATCGTGGAATCCTGATGGTGCAGAATACTTGACCGACTTGGAAGCAGGATTGTATTCGTAGGTGAATACCTCGAATTCTTTTTTTAGCCAATCTATTGGTAGGAACTGCACCTCTTTATTGTTGTTGGCTACTATGAGAGCTTCAATGATGTCTTGCTTTGATTTCGATGTGGTGACGAATGGATAGATTCTATCCCTGTGCATCACACCCTTCTGCACCTGCTCAAAGATAGCATCACCAATGCTGTTCACCTCAACAAACGTAAATGCTTGATAGGTGTTGATGTGCTTACATACCTCCGATACAATGTTGCTCCATGTCGTTTGCCTCCACCTGTCTGCAAATACCATCTGCCCTTGTTGGTTGAAGATAGTCAGGACAGTGTAATCATCTGCCCTTCCCAAGTCAAGACCTGCATAATACTTTGGTGATGTGTCAACCTGTGTTGAATAGTTGATGTGCATGAACAGACCACTACCCCCATCGAGAAATTCAGCCATGTACTCTTGCTTGAAGATATGTTCTGGTAGTGTGAGCTTCGCATCGTCAATCTCTGATCTCTGAATCATTGGATTGTCGTAGGATGACATTGAGAATGACTTGTATTGCGGATTGACTGAATCTAATTGATGCAAGTGGTAGAAGTGATTCTTACCTCTCGGTGTGGAAATCAATATAACCTTCTTGCCTTTCACCAGTACAGTTGCCCGTAACACTTCTGTCCATGCCTCTGCATCCATGAACGCAAACTCATCGCATATCAGATAGTCAAAGGTGTAACCACGAATGTTGTCGTATCTCTCGGATGAAAAGAATTGGATAGTTGAGCCATTGCGATATTCGACAATCAAATCACCCTTGTTGATGTTCTTGTAAATCTCTGGTCGCTTGATGAATGCCTTGTATGTGTCGGCAAATACTTTCTTCGCTTGTTTATACACAGGCGATACCCATGCTATCTTACTGCGTGGATTATTCAATGCCCAATACATCATCTGGTTGGTAGCCATCATCGTCTTGCCAAACTGCCTACCGATACAAATCACATAGTATTTGTATTCTTCGTCATTGATGCTATTGTGTATCTTCTGCTGATTCGGATGGGGATTGTATAAGATTGCTTGTGCCAAAGTCTGCTCTAAATTTCATGTTACCTTTTATCTCGATTGTGCTTTGCTCAATGTACCCCCGCTTCTTTGCTTTACATTTAAGGTAGAAGATTGTTGACAATGGATTGCCCTTTGCAATCTGTTTGTGCAAACACGATTCAGCGAAGTCAAGTGCTACATTGTCGATGTCTTGACATAACTTTCTATACTCCTTGTTCTTCTTCAACCACACATAGTGAGTAGTCCTATCAATGCCAACAGCACGACACGCTGCTGTGATTATTCCCAACGACCTCTCCAATGCCATGACCATTGCTTGTTGTTGCAAAGTTATGCCTGTGCTAATAATAGTGTGTTTATCCGTTGAAGTAACAGTAACATCTACGTTGTCTGCTGTCAGTTTATTTTCCACAAACTATACATTTATCGGTTTCGTTACCTTCTTTTTCTTCACTTTCTGTTTCGCTGTCAAAGTTTGGTATGGATAAACCCCACTCCAATAATAAATTTTCATCCCAAGAATTTGCAAGTACGTCAAAATCGAAACTTCCAGTATTTGCATTTAATCGTATATTCAATTCTTTTTCGTCTTCAATGTTTAAATCTACAATTACGCACTCAATTTCTTTATATCCTAATTTTTGTAATTCTCTCACCCTAAAATGACCTCCAACAATATAGCCAGTTTGTTTGTTGAAAATAATTGGCTCGACAACACCAAACTTTTTTAGAGAATTTTTTAAATGATTCTCTTGCTTTGCTGTACTCGTTCTTGGATTATATGGAGCTGGATTTAACTCGCTTAATTTCTTTATTTCTATTTTCATCCTTGTCCTCTTGTTCTTTTTGTCTTGCGACAATGTTTATTCTTTGACTTCTTTGCTTTGCCCTTTTTACGCACCCCAAAGTTCTTCTTTGATGTCGTTGCTTTAATCTGTGCCATTCTCGTATTGTATCATTAAATTATTTATGTCTGCATACAGTTGCAACACACACGCATTGCAGTTAGTGTTCACCGGTGCTTGTCCTAACTGCATCCACACCCTCGCCATTGTGTCGTGTGGTGAATTGCTTACATTCAGCTTCTGCTCTGCTACCATTTTAATCACACCCCTGTGGTTAACTAATTCTTGGTACTGGTCATCTCTTAATTTCATAGTGTTTTTAATTATTAGAAACCTCATAGGTTTAACGACTTTAATTTGTTTAAGATACATATAAGTAAGACCGCACCAACAGAACAGATAGAGCAGTATGCTACCAGATGAAAGATGTTTGTGAAGTTCACTAATTGATAAACAAATCCTATCCAACTTGCAAGACACATCGCACAATCAAATGGTCTGCACCTTCGTGGTTGTGGACTGTTGTAAATGTCTATCTTGTAAAAAATTTTGTACTTACAAAGTAGGTACATCAACTGCTGTGGTACATTCGACAGCTCTGCAAAAAATACAGAAAAGCAAACAATCTCAATAAAGTGAATTAACATCTGTATAGTCATATATTTTTAAGTTAGTGTCTTTACTTATTGTCTTAATTCTTAGTTGTGTATTCCATTTATCAATTTTTTCCCACCCTCCTAATGATGCACCCAGATACCCATCAAACAAACTATCATTTGCGTGTAATGATTGTTGTAATGTTTCTAACAATTCTTGTGGTATGTTTTCATTCACAGACTGGTCATAAGCATATTTCCTTGATGCTGTCATGTGTTTCAAATCTACTCCTGCTAAAATAATTTGTGATGCTCCCATCATCCAAGCAATATGTACTGCACAATGAATAACATCATACCCTCCAATTACCTTCGTGTCTGTTTCTTCAAACTTCCAGTTGTCAAAATCCTTCTCAAAATATATTGTGTTTCGTTTTATTTTAGGTATTTCTTGATTGCAGTTAATTATTGTACACTTTTTTTTAGTTAAATTCAAATACCAATTTGAATAGTTTGCTGTGCCATCGGTGAACACTCCATAGTCAAATTTCTTAAAATGATAGGTTGCTGAATTGCAACACATCACAATGATGTTAGGATGTAATTTTTTTGTATCAATATCAAGCAATGAGCCACCGCTTCCACACACAAGGATTGTCTTGCCTTTGTGAATGTCTTTAATTTTTTGTAATGATTCTATTTTCATCCGTAAATAATATAAAAATCTTGTCCGTACTCGTATGGTGGTAAGCTGTGTGCATTAATTACAATATTGCCATAAGGCAATAAGTATATTTTATGTTGATGAAATATGACAGACATCACAGCTTGATCATGTCGATGTGCCACAAACTCATTTCTGTTGCTTGTGCCTTCGTTGAATGATCCAAGTTCTACCTGTTCCAAAATCTCTTTATAGATTACCAATGTTATTGGATGCTCAAAGTTAAATGCGATAGCACCACCCCAAATCTGTTTGATGTCCGAAAGGTAGGTAATGCAATTTAGATTAACAACTGCCTGATCTGAAATGTATTTGGACAATGGATGTCCTAAATTATCGAATGCCATTATCGGTGATGCAAGTCCTGTGATGTCCTTGTGTAACACCAGAGATGAATCAAGCCAATATATTTCTGTATATCCTTTTTCTCTTGCAAGTTGAATCATTGTAAACTTGAAGAAGTATGGCACATCATTATGTTCACGATGTTTGAATAGCAATGGATCGGGAAGTATTCCATCCCTTTCCTTTGAATGCAACCAATAGTCCCCATCCCAATGTTCAAGGATAGATTGATATAACTTTTGTTGTCCTATGTTGTAGTCTGCACGACCTTTGGAAGCATAGGAAACAATTATCTTTTTACATTCAGGTGTATTCTTTATCATAGCTTCTGTAATCGTAATGGTAAACCAATTCTTTTATTTCAACTTCTGACTGCAAAAATGGATTCAATCGTGATGAATATTCTTTATCCTCTGCATTTGATTTGTCAGGGAACATTGCTTGTAGTGCAAGTTCTCTTTTGACTGGTGTCAAATGGTTTGCCCTTCTAAAATAAACTATTTGATTGAACTCCTCACTATACTTATTTTCATCTTCATAGTCTTTTGATAATTTCCATCTTACTTTCCTGCCATTGTCAACTGTGTATATTCCTGTTGTTGCAATGCAGTCCGCATCTGATTCTATTGCCTCTAAAATTAATTTAATGTAATTAGGATAGATGTGGTCATCGTCATCAATGAAACAGATGTACTTGCCACATGCTTTGTTTAGCAAGTTGTTTCTTTTTGCTCCTGTCGTGATTTGTTTGTTGTCAACTTCTGTGATGACTTCAACGATAGCAGTTGCATCGCAACTTGTTATTTGCAAGTTAATTTCTGCTAACAATTCAGCAAGTTGCTCTTGCCTTTTTTCAAGTGAGCAAATTAGTATTGATAATTTCATTTGTTGCATTCTATTTCGTTGACTGCTGATGTAGTTGAAAAATCATTGTATTGATGCAATATCTGATCGGTGTGTGCTTGTGTGTGGCAATCTGGCAATATCTTTTGCATCCATCCCCAATCCTCTCCATTGTTGATGTCAGGGAAAGTATGTCGCTGTGCAATGGTTGTGCGAATGGGACACACATGAAATGGCTGTCGCTTGACAATTACTGATTCATTCATTTGTTCATTCTCTGAATGTATTAAGTTCATATCAACTATTGACCAATAGTTATCTGAATTGTAAAATGACCTAAATGTGATAATGTCAGGATTCGTTTCTGTCAATCTTAAAATTTGCTGAACATAGTTTGGTGCAACATTATCATCATCATCAACAAAGACAAGGTATTGACCAGTTGCCCTGCACTTCAACGCATCTCTCTTTGCTCCAACAGTCAACCCACCTTTGAGAAACTTCTTTGACTTGTCGAACAATATCTCGACTTTCCCAAGTGATGGATGTGTTGTATGCACAAAGTCTATCTGTGACATTAGATTCTTATACAAGATGTTGAACATCTTTTTGCGTTGTGGTAGTGTTGGAATTAATATGCTCAATCTCATAGTGCCATTATTATATTGCATCCGTTCATCATGATAATTTTAAAGCCAAATTGCTCCATGTACTTGACATACTTCATCCCATCAATGTTGTTGTATTCCACGCATACCATTTGACAATTCAATGCCTTCAAGTCAATCTGTTCAAGTATTCGATAGTCGCTTCCCTCTGCATCAATGCTGATGAAGTCAATCGTTGTTAGCTTTGTGATGTCAAGCAATGTCTTGAAGTCAATCACATCAACTTCTACCTCTGTGAATGTTTCTTTGTGCCACCTCTCTTTCTCTTTCTCGTTGATCGTTGACAGCAACCCCATGTCACCCATGTTCAAGTGTGTGCCTGAACAGTGCATCGTTATCTTATCGTTGTAGTTGTCAATGGCATTGTCTATTATCTGAATGCTTGGATTGTGATAATACAATTTCTCTAACGCATACAATGGCTGTGGATCAGGTTCAACCAATGCACCTGTCCATCCGTTCAGAATCAATGCTCTTGAATTGCTGAATGTTTCCCCATCATTTGCTCCGATGTCAAGCAGTATGCCATGCTCTTTGCTTTCAAAGTAGTTCAAGATGACATCCTGTTCAAGCTGTTGTGTGTAATCTATCATAAATTTTCGTATTTAAATCCATTTATTATTTCATTTTCTTTCAATCCGTAGTTTTTTGCACGATTATTATCTATACATTGCTTGTCCTTTTGCCAATAGTATGGTGATTCAGTCTTGCGATACTGTTCATCGTGTAGGCAGAAACCCCATGCAGGATGGTGGTGTGCGAATAGAATTGTGGCATCACCCATGTATTTATACTTCCCTCTCATGTGTGCTACTTCTGTTGCTTCCACATCGCACCACAAAGATTGGTACTCTGGATTGTAGATGTACCCATCCCTCTGATAGTACTTCCTGCCAATGATTGACATTGTCATCACATTTGCTTTCTGATTTCCATCATTGTAATGAAGAACTCCATCGGTATCTGGAAAGTTCTCATTCATGTCTTGACGAATGATGTCATCCCACCCATGAGTGACGCACACCATGTCATCAGACATAACAACCAGAATGTCCCAATCTGATTCAGGAACATCTCTATTGACTGCATGAATTTTATTGTTGCTCTTGCCTCCCAATGTTTCGATAAAGTACAAATCAACTTCGTCATCATCTATTGTAAAGTGAAACATAATGTCGTTAAGGTTATTGGCCATTGCTTTCATCTTGTTCAATGTTTCGTAAAACTTTTCTTTACGATTTCTTGATGGGTATTTTACAAGTATTTTCATAGTTTATTTTTGTTTAAGGTTTCAAATTGAAACCTTTATATACTGCCTCTGCTTTCTTTACTGATTCCAACATTTCTTTGAATGGCATTGATGACTTGTGCTTGATGTTAAATGAGCCGACACCCTGCAAGTCTATCGCATAGATTTTGTCATTGCCTTTACAGGACAAATATTGTCCAAACAGATTAAACTTGTTTTGATAAATTCGATTTGTGAACTCTGCATGTTCGTAACCATACCTTCCAAATGATTCATCAAACATTCCAACAGTCTGAATGGTTGACTTTGTAAGGAACATCATGCACCCTGCACAGTTGGTCCATGAAGTGATTCCATCAATAACCTCTTTGATTTCAATGCTCGGTGTTTCGTTGATCTTCAAGAAGTGGTGGTTGCCAGTTCGGATATATTCGGATATATACGCATCTGCCCATCCATCTTCTATTGGAAAGCAATCGTCATCAAACAGGAATACATAGTCGCACTCTTTCAATGCTTCCAGACACTTGTTCTTCTGATGTGCCACACCCATCTTGTTGGTGTCGTGGGCCACAAATAGCATTGCATCTTCTGGCATGTACTTGTTCATCTGTGACAAACATAGTTCAAGATGTGCAGGTCTGCTCGGTGTCGAAGTTATGCCTATGCCTATACGTGTCATACTAATTTGTTTACGTGTATTTTCAGTTTCTCAACTTCTTTTTCGTGATTAAAATGTTCACGCACATCTTCTGCTAAATTGTCAACCAAGTCTTGTCGATATTCTTTGTCATTAAGCAAGGTGCGAATAGCCATGTGCCAGTCGTTTGCTGTGTTAACTCGGTAACAGTTGTCGTGTGTTAGGTATTTTGAATATGGAAGAACATTTGATACTATCGCAGCACAGCCAGTCATTCCTGCCTCAATAAGTTTCAGCTCTGACTTGCAGTTTGAGAATAGTGTGTCTTGCAATGGTATCAATGCCACATCGATGTGCCGGTATAACCTTCCATAAGTGTCCACATCCCTTCCCCACAATCTTCTGTATTGTTTGTCCTGTCCGATATGCTCACCCATCTGTGTGAACTCTTTCAGGTAGTCCATGTAATCCCCATCCCAAGTAGCGTTGAGCTTGTAGTTAGATGTGAAAATCTTCTCATAGTCGATGTACTCCTGATTGAAATTAAAGCCACCTAAAATAAATTGATACTTCTTTTGGATGTTGTTTGTCGCATAGATTTTCTCAATGCCTTGTTTCATCAGTTCGATGTCTTTGGTGTGGAAGACACCACCCACCCACCCAAATCGAAGTCTGTCATGTGGTACTTTCTCGCTGTTGAAATTAATGAAGTTCTCTGGTATGGTGTTCTTCACCACCTGTGCCACCTTACCGAATTCCTCAAATATCTTTTCTGCAAGTAATGGTGTTGATGTTGTGATAAGGTCAGCAAGTTGAAAGCACTTGCGAAGTTCTTCAAGGTAGTTTGTTGTGCGTGGATCATTGAATAGCAGGTGTGTCTTGTCCAATGTCCAGATGTCATCAATGTCAATGACTAACTTCTTGTTGCACCTCTTAATCTTCTCTGCGATTTCAATGTAGTGCAGACGATTGAAAACATAGATGTCGGAATCAATGTCTTTATCTTCGCAGTTGCGTACTTCATCCATGCTCCACGCATTGACAGCGTAATTGGTTGTGTCATTCGATATGCCACCATAAGGAATCACAAGTCTGTACAGCTCCATGCCTGTTTCACTTTGTGCGTTGCCTTTGTACTTTACGATTCCTATTTTAATCATTTTATTTTCAAGTTGTCGTTTGCAATCTCTTTGAAATCTTTTACCATTCTATGGATGGTCATCTTATTCACTCCTGTATGCACAGACACCTTACGATAGTTGCCTAACTCTAAATAAGCATTAGCAGCAAGTACTGATTCGTATTGCTTCAAATCTTTCTTTGTATTTGTCAATACCTTATCGCATGTGCGTTCAAACTTTATTACCTGATCATTCACAAACCCATACTTCTTTATCGCACTTGTGATTTCTTTCTTTGTTGTGACAATCCCCTCTTGACTATCGTTTGTTAAGTTCTGCACTGTCACCTCTACCTTCACAATGTCTATCTCGTATAACTTGCGGAACTTGTTGTTAGGATTGAATGCTTCATTAGTCATGATGCCATAAGCATATCGTTCCAGTTGTTTATTCTCTTGCAGTTCAATGATCCTTTCCTCTGGCATGTTTAGTAGTCGCAGTAACATCTCTTGGAATAAGTCCTCAAAGTTTGACATGCCAACAAACTTGTAAGCCATTGCTTTCAATGACTTGCTGTTTGCTATGGATGTGATTGCATCGTTTCTGCTCACGTTTCAAATTTAGGTATTATTTAGATACCACCTAATTTCTTTGATAGCATCGTCAATGTTCCAAGCATGTATGCAATAGTAACCTCTTGTCGTTAGGTTAGCCATTGTCTGTGCCTGTGATTCAAGATGCACATCTTTTTTTAGTGTCCCATCCTTTTTGAATGGTGTTTTAGATTTCAGCTCGATAAACATTCCATGATATTGACCTCTTGGCTCTGCGATGAAAATGTCAAGGTGTGCATGGTTGCTTCGTGTTGATTTCAGTATGGCACGAAGTCCTATCGACACTCGTAGTCCTGATGGATCGGAATCAAAGTATGCGTAAGGATAGGCAATCTTTAACCACGCACACAAAGACCTGTGCATTTGTTGTTCTGGTTTCATAATAGTTTAGTTTGTTGTTCAACAACAATAAAGTTGTCATCTGTGTAGTCTGTAATCATGTCGCATTGGGAACAATTAAAATAACCCTCCAAATATGTCTTGCAAATCTTTGCTTCTTCTTCATTTCTGTAAAAGTCATTGCATCCGCACTGGCAGGTTATTGTGATTGCTTTGTTATTTTCAATTAGTATTTTCATAGTCTTATTCTTTTAGTGCCATAGCCATTTAGCTGTTCTATTTTATGATCTAACATTGGTGTGTTTAAATCAATTAAATCTACTTCGTAAGTATCTTCTGAAAATTGAAATTGAGTACCATTGGCTCTTATTCTATTTGTGCCTTTCAAATATAACTTTCCAACCCTACCACTTTTTATTTCGTTTTTGTTAACAAAGCCAACAAATGATGCCACATAATTATTATCAAAACATTTCTCTTTATGGATATTTATATGAAAATAATAGTCAGTCAAAGAATTAATTTTGTTTAATTGATAGGATGGAATATTCAATACATAATCTTTATAAAACGCATTGTTATTTCTTTTCATGGACTTAATGTCAAAATTTGCTTTTTTACCTTCAACTTGTATTTCAAAGTCTTTTCCAAAATCTTGTCCATCTGATGCACCAAAGGATCGTGTTGGTCTAACAAGACCATAAACATCTGCAAATACAATTTCACCAAGTGATCCTGTAAATCTTAAATCGAATGTATTATTTTCTTTACTTGTATTGTCCCACTTGTTTTTGACTGTATGGTAATCAACAGAATGCTGAACTAATTGGTTGGCATAGTCAACTTGTTCAGAAGTTACTGTTGTATAAAAATAAAAATCGTTTTTTATTTTTGTTTGTTCTTTTATAATTGACACCACAGTATTGATGTCAGGTGGAAAGAAATCATTCATTAAATTTATTTGCATAAAAAGTATTTATTTTTATTTAAGTAATCATACAGACCTTTCACATCCTTACAAATCTCAACATCACCATCGTGTGCTTTATAATCTTTTTTTGGTTTACCACTTATGCCATTCTTTTCGTATAAATACCAACTTACCCAATCATCGCCATCTGCTGTTAACACTTGCTTCCAGAGTGCATCAATCACTTTCTCTTGTTCGTCAAATGCTTCAATCAAGTTAATGTTTAATTTGTACAACTTGTCCATCTTTTGAGAATGTGCAATTTGCCAATCAATGATTTGCTTAAATTGTGCGTATGTCATAGGTTTATTTATTTAGCCAAATTTTTATCAGTTCGTTGCAGTAAATCTTATCTTCACAAATAGGTGTTTGTGTGATGTCGATAATATATTGCCCTATTTCTGTACTGCTCATTTCTCTTATTTGCCCTAATTCTATGCGTATCATTCTTGTCAGTTTAATCCTTACATTGTTACTACAAAACATCATACGCTATAATCAATCTTGTTCATTTTCTCAATTAATATCTCTCTGGTGATGAATGATGGTTGCGTCAATGAATTGCTCCACAACACCCCCCACTCCATCAATACCTTCTCTGAATCTTCGACCTCCTCATTCCAATAGACATCGATGTAAAGTTCTGCCTCCTCGTTGGAAGGTGTTATGATGTTGAAGTATGCTCGTTGATTCATTTGGCGTGTCGCATTAAGTAATGTCTTTTGATTTCCTTGTCTAACATCAATATTTCATCTTCCAACTTTGGCAACCACACCCACTTGTCAACCTCATCCATGTCCCTGCTCAATCTGAATTCAAGCAATCTATCTCGATATTCTGTGAGCTGCGATGCTGTCATGGCTCTTGGTCTTCTTGCCTTTATTTCTTTTATTATCATCGTTTTCTGAATTGATTGTTAATGATTCCTTCTGCCTGTTTCTCTGTCAAGTCAAAGATTTTGCCAATGGCTGAAAAACTATTCTCGTTGTTATGCAAATAATATTTGTAAACAGCAGCAACAAGTTCCTGCGAATGTAGTGATACTCCTGAATTATACGAAAACCTGCCCTGCCTTACTTTCTTTTCAGGTATCGTTCTTACTTTCTTTTCAGGCATTGTCACCTTGTATGGTTTCAGTTCAAGGCACTTTGGACAGCTCACCAGATGTTGCTTCGTTGTCAGGTTGATTGCTGATGTGCCACATAGTGCATCGCCTTCGTGTTTGTGGTGGGTAAAGTTTTTCATCGTTTTTCTATTTCGTTTTTAATTTCATTTACCAACATCGCCCATCCCCTGTCTGTTGCAAATTCAAGTTCACCCTCCAACTGGTCAATGTCGTAGGTGTGTCCAAACACTTGAAACATGCCAAGCATCTTACTCTCCGATGACTGTACTTTTTTTACCTCTTTTGGTATGTGGTAACAATCTTTGTACATTAAGTCAATAGATGGAAAGTTGTCTTGCCTAATAGAACTTGCCAATGCTTTTTCCTTAATTCTCATGTCAGTCACCGCAATTAACCTGTCTTCGTCAAGGTAGGTGTTTAGCCATTCAGCAAGGTGAATGTAAGACAAGTTCCCAAAAATCTTACCGTAACCACCATTGATGCCTTTGTTCAGGGAAAACATAACTTCCTCAAATTTAAGCATCCAAAAGTTTGTTCTGATCTGGACAGCTATTGCAGTTAATTGGTCAGCATTAATTGGCGATAAGGTCAATTCAAAGATTTGCCTTAAAATGTTGATTAAGGCGAAGTCAACGCTTAATGTACCATTTTGCTTAACACACACCGAAAGTGCATCAGATGTCGAATTAAGGGCATCTGTGGCTGTTTTAGGCGTTAAAGTTAGAATTGCCATGTCGCTTGATAACCGCTGCAAGTAATTCTTCGTTGGTGATTGGTGATCCTGCTTTTCGATTTGTTGCATTGTTTTTAGTTTTTAGTTTTAAATCTTTTTGTATTCTAAACCAATTATCGTAGTGGCTCTTGGCATCCTGCAATGTCTTTGATTCCTCTCCCTGTGCTTCAAGGTGAATGATAAAGTCAAGAATCTTGTCTGTGGCAAATGTAATGGAACATTTGTATTTTCTTGCAATAGATTCAAGCCATGAATCTTCTGCCTGTAAAACCAAAGACAATTTTTGTGTGTCGTAAAAAATTTGGTTACTTGTTCTATTGTTTAATTGTTTAATTGTTATAT